TTCGATTGTGAGTCGGCTCGTCAAGCCTGCAAGAGTCCTCTCGGCTAACGCCGCCGACCCTCACGCTCAAGTACGCGTTACCATGTCAGGAGAGCCATGTGCATTTCTGTCACTGCGATGTTGTAAACGATAGTAGTAGTAGTAGTAGTAGTAGTTTCGTAGAGTGTGTGTGTGTGTCTGTGTGCGTGCGCGCGTGTGTGTGTGTAATCACTTCGCATCTTTGTTAGTTAGGCAGCTATAATGTTCCGGAGTGTTTGCGGTGCAACTATCGATAAGTCCCGTGGAGCACAGTTGTAGCGTAATTGATAAGGAACTAGCGAGCATGTCGCGAGCACGCTTTTCTAGACGTGCGTTGTGTCGTGCAGAACCATATTTTATGTAGTCCCACGTCAAACTGCTTACTCGCGATATCGACTCTGACATGTAGTCACGAACGTGCTCAGGAGTTCGATGATGCTACATGGTCAAGTACGTTGCCATGCATCGCCTCGCAGACTGTAAGCTCACCTCGCTGTGCACGGGAACAATATATGGTTATTCTTCCAACTTCTTCCGTGGTCCGTTGCCGAGTCGGATGCAGCGTAGAACGTGCTTCAAATGTACCGCCTGTCATCCTCCAACGAAAACCCAACTGCCCAGACATAGTTGTGGTATTGTCATAGTTTAGATGCGTGGAACTTATTTACCAAGAAACGTCCGACTCATTATTCCCAATTTGATGGATAATGTTTAAATTATTGCCGCTTCAACGCCTCGCAAATGATTACGAATAATCAAGTGGACTTCTTAGCCGTGGGCGGCTAATCTCACGAAATCCGCTCCCCCACGAGCTGTCACTTTTAAGATCGAAATATTAATGATTTCCTATGAAGTGATTATTCTTTTCCACGCTTGAACGCACCGCAAATAATTATGATACATCCATATTTATCACCAGGGGTTGAAGTCAAAGTATATAAAGTCCCGGATTCGGAGAGAATTGCTATTACATCTCTGGAAGCCGGAGCGAGAGATCAGTCAACTATTTCAATGTTAGTAGTCCGAAACCATTCTTCTTATGCATTTGATGCATTGCTTGGGATCATTGTGAACCTGTCAGTAATGGAGTTCAATGTTTGCTTCAGTTGTTGCAGATAGCGAGTCACGCAATGGGGTGGAGCATGGATGCATGGGTGCTGACCATGACAGCTATGGCGGTCGCGGCAGGTCGCTTGAAAATACCGAGGAGCATGTGCATCCCACAAGGGTCATATGTAAGTACTAAATCGCTATCATTCGATTTATTGAACTCTCAATAATATTTTACAACGTATGCTGCCACAACGCTAGACGCCTAAACTGATGGGGATATCCGTTGCTCATGAACATAACGGAAATCTCGACTTCTGATATGTGAGGGAGCCGAAAGTTTTTCAGCCCTGAACACCTCACAGAGTAGGTCCCAGTTACTTCTGTGTATTTTAGCATACCGTCGGAATGTTGACTAATCTACTGTTCGTTTGCTTTCAGTGCATGGATACTGTCAAGCCGTGTTGCCAGCCGGTCGTGCTGAATGGTTTCCACGTTAGACACTACGAACGCATCTGCTTCATATTCGGCCAAGGCTTATGCCAACCATTTTACGAGATCCCTCAAGTAGAACTCTACGTGCAGCTGGTCAGAAAGTTGAATAGCACTAATTACATGGAGCTGCGTCGTCAATATAGGCGTAACCTTGATATGGATCCAGACGCAGAATTGGTAGATTCTCGTTTACTTAAATCCCTGAAGTCTGATGACTATCCAACAACAATATTTACAAAATTTCGTGCTATTCCCTCACAGATGGTTCGTAACAATATAGCAAGAAATTTGACTGATACTAATGTGATTTCAGCCCAGATGGTTCGTAATGAAACCGCAACGAAATTGACAGATTCTCGCATTATTCCCGTGCAGATGGTTCCTAACGAAAAAGCAATAGAATTGACTGATTCTAATGTGATTCCAACCCAGATAGTTCCTAATGAAACCGCAACGAAATTGACAGATTCTCGCATTATTCCCGTGCAGATGGTTCCTAACGAAAAAGCAACAGAATTGACTGATTCTAATGTGATTCCAACCCAGATAGTTCATAATGAAACCGTAACAAAATTGACAGATTCTACTGTAAATCCCGCACCGAGTGTTCATTATGAAGTACCAACAAAAGTGGCAAAGTTTCCTCTAGTTCCGGTGCATGTGATTGGTAAAAATATACCAATGAAAAACACACAACATTATTCACCATATCCGACGATTCCGGTTTCAAAAAAACCCCCCGTACACGTAGCGCCGATGGCATGGTCGCGTTACTAATGTAAAGGAGACTATTGTCCTGCAGAAGAATAATGAAATGTGAAGCATAATACGTATGTTAGAACCGACGGACTTAAGCAAGCAAATATATTTATTCAACAGCTTTTATCGTTTCATTTCTCATACCCCTTAGCTATATCTAACTATCTGATGAAAGTTGGAATATCTTAGCATCAAACCTATTAACTAACAGCAGTCGGCGAAATGTAGAACATTATTTCCAACTCGATAGGTAGGTTATTATTTATATCACTGATGGTTGAACGCGCTTTGCGAATTATCGCTGATAATCAATTTGACACATGTAACGTCTGTACGGAAAATAGATCGTAACTGACTTCGCACATTGTAGTCAATCAGTCTCATTAATTATTCCGTTTCTTGGGGAGAGTATATAAAGCTCCTAGCTTCAAACATTTTATCAGTATCTCTCGGGAAACGGTAGTGTGAACACTCGTCGCCTATTTCAATGTAAATAGCCTGATACCATTTTTCTTATGCATTGCTTGGTATAACTATGGCCTGGTTTGTAGTGGAGTCTTCCGTTTTCACAGATGGGGTGTCACACAATGCTGTGGACTTTGAATAAATGGGTTTGGATCGGGACAGCTGTCACGGTTGCGGCCGGTCCTCTTTCAACAGTGACCATAGACTGCATCCCACAAGGATCTTATGTAAGAATATAATTGCTAGAAGGTTTATTAGCTTCGAACACCTCCCACATCAGGTCCCAGTTACTTCTTTATATTGTTTGTTTACGTTATTCTATGTTTCCAGTGCATGGACACCGTCAAGCCGTGCTGCCAACCAGCCGTGCTGCTGAATCGCCACATTCGACACTATGAACGCATCTGTTTCGTATTCGGCCAAGGGTTGTGCCAACCTCTTAATAGCATCCCTTATATAAACCTCTACATGAACCTTTTCACGAAGTTAAATGGCACTAATTACATGGAACTGCGTCGTGTGTATAGGCAGATGGTTGATGACTCCACAGAGGCAGAATTTACGGATTCTCATTTACTTCTCTTGAAGCTGAAAACAGTTGTAACGCAAAAACTGAGTGTACCTAAAAAAGGGTAAAAGCATAATATGTATAATGTACCAGAGGGACCCGATGTAAGCAAATAAATATATTCGTTCAAATGTCTTAATGTTTCATTGCTCAAACCCCCATTCCAAAAGATTTATGAATTCACGATGAGTGCCATCAGTATGCTAACAGCAAGTATAGCTAGAAGTTGAAATATATTTGAAATATAGTTGAATTATATCCAACTCGTTGGGTATTTTTTGTTAATTCATTATCGTTGCCCTTGAGTACATCGATCGGCTAAAAGGCTTTACCATAAATCCATCGATATTTTAACTAATGCGAGGTAGGGATAATAAATTTACATATTGTTCCCCGTTGAGTGCGAAATGCTTTCCAATTACAATCTCTTTACATGCAAAGGGGCTTTTCGTATTAATTAATTATCATGCGCCCATTTTTCACACACCTAGTTTTTCATTTCAGTATCATAGCGAATACCGGTAAACGACGACGTGTACACATCAATCAGCTATTTCAATGTACGCAGCCTGATAACTTGTTTTCTGCCCTCCATCCGGAAAGCGGCAACTTTCGGGCCGCTGCGCTAAACGAAGTTGCCACATTCCGGCTACGTCGGGTAGAAAAATAGTGTACATACCTCGGCCAGAAAAAAGTAAAGCCTCAGACCACATGTTTGTTTGGGTTTGTTTGGGTTTGTTTGGCTCGGCCAACAGTTACATGTGATCTGAGACTTTTGTTATTTTTCTGGCCTACGTATGTAATATACTATTCTTATGAACTGCTTGGTATAATCATGGGCCTATTAATAATGGAGTGTTTTATTTAGACAGATACATAATGGCGTGGATTATGGGCACATGGGTTCTGATCGCGACAGTGTTGACGGTAGCAGCACGTAACCCGATCACGACGAGGATCAAATGTATACCAGAAGGGTCTTATGTGAGTTCTGAATTGCTATCATTCGATTGATTCAACTCCCCAAAAAGTTTAACATCGTATGCAACCACGGCGTTAGACGCCTGGAATGATGGGATATCCTATGCTGATTAACATACTAGACATCTCGACTCCTCATATGCCAGAGAGCCGAAAGTTTTTCACCCCCAAACACCTCACAGAGAAGTTACCAGTCACTTCTGTGTATTTTAGCGTACCTTTTGAATGTTGACTAACTTAATTGTTCGACGTTCGTTTTCAGTGCTTGGATGCTATCGCGCCGTGCTGTCAGCCGACGGTGCTACGACATGGCTACGATAGACACCGTGAAAATATTTGTTTCATATTTGGCCAGGGGTTATGCCAACCTCTGTATCGGATCCCTCATTTGTCCCTCTATGTAAATCTAGTCAGGCAGTTGAATTGCCATAATTTCAAGAAGTTGCGTGATAAATATAGGCGTAACCTTGATATTGATGAAGCGGAAATAGAATTTGCATCAGATGCTTGTTTACTACTCCCGCAGATAGTTCGTAACTATACAGCAACACACCCGACCATTTCTCGAGTAATTCCCACGCAGGCTACACCGAAGATATCAACAACGACGGCAGTGTCTCAGCACCATCCACATCTAAAAGCTGGGCATGTTACAAGGAGACCTCTTCCATATGCAGCGATAGGTGCATGGGGGCGTTACAAACATAATATCACTAAGTTTCGAAACAGGGGCTACGAAAATCGCACTACAAAGCATTTTTTCTATAACTAATAAAGCATAATAAATATATTTTACTTTTATGGGAGTTTTATTGCTGCTGTGTTGGCGACTTCGAAAGACTTACGAGTCTATGAGGTAGTAATCCTTATCTCTTCAACACGCGGAGCGCTTATTCAAGTTGTTATCAGCCTCCAGAGAAGAGCACGTACGAGCTCATGCTTATCAAAGTCCATTGTTCTTACTTACTCTTTCTGATAACACACGGCTTGAACTGCAACGGCAGCGAACCATTGGATATTAATGCAATATGCACTGCAAGAGACGTTAGGAAAGCGATAGGACAAAACCTGCCACTTGTTGCACGCGTATGACACGGAGCTCTTACCTCGGCGCATGCCTCTGCCAAGAACGTGAACTATGCTCATTGCGAGAACGTTATGGTATGCATTCTCGTGAACGTCGTGGCTGAGCTC